CTCGAAAGATCTCTCTCCGATCGAAAACCAAAAACTGTGTGAGTGGTGCGGTGTCGAGCCCTGCAAAAGGCCCGCGGCCAAGTTTTGCTCCCTCCGTTGTTCCCAACTGTCGCAACGGACTCGCGAGAGGACGAAGTGTGAGACTTGCGGAGTCGTGTTTGAGCCAGATAGGAGCGGGCGGAGGTACTGCTCGCGGCAGTGTGGCTCGGGTCGTCCGGCCCGGCTCACCCCCGAAGAACGCCGAGTCAATGCCAAACGCTTCCGCGACGCGTGGCGGCGAAGCCATCCTGACGAGGTGAAGTCCGCGCGAGGCTATTACAGGGCCCTCCGCAAGGGTGCCTACGTTGAAAAACTGGACATCCGCACGATCTATAAACGAGATAAGGGAATCTGCGGGATTTGCTGTAAAACCGTCGCTCGTGCTGACTCAAGCCTGGACCACATCCAACCCATTAGCAGGGGCGGTGTCCACGCGGCTTACAACGTCCGCATCTCCCATCTCGCATGCAACCTCAGCCGCGGAAATCGCGGCGCCGCGCAGTTACGGATGGCGATCACATGAAGCTAGTGACGGCGCTAAGCCGTGCGCTGAGGGCAATGCAGTTAGAACCGCAAGACCTTGCAACGGTCGAATTGGCTCGCAGCCAGGCGAAGGCGATCGACGACGACCCAGAGGCTCTAAAGAAGATCGGGCCTCACCTCCTAGAGACACTTAATGAACTGAGAATGACGCCGAAAGCACGCAACGGATTAGTAAAGGGACCGCAGACATTCGATGGTGACAGCGACAAGATCACAGACCTTCGCAGTCGTAGGCAAAACCGAGCCGCGAATCTGGACTAAGCCCCTTCGGGATCTTACGCCCAGGACGAGCTACGGCTTCGACGTAATCGAGTTTGCGCGCGACGTGCTCAAGATGCCGCTTTACCCGTGGCAGGAGTGGCTCGTCATCCACGCCGGCGAACTGCTCGAGGACGGCACCACGCCGCGCTTCCGCCAGGTGCTCGTGCTCGTGGCTCGCCAAAACGGGAAAACCCATGTGCTGCGGGTGATGGCGCTCTATTGGCTGTACATCGAGAGGGTACGGCTGGTCATGTGTACATCCGCCAAGTTGGATACGGCCAAAGAGACGTGGACCGAGGCAGTAGACCTGGCACGTTCAACCCCTGCGCTGAATAGAGAGATACATCCCAAGAACGGCGTGAGGTACGCGAACGGCGAACAGACGCTCACGGTCAACCGGTGCCGATTCAAGATTGCGGCCAGCACTGCCAGTTCGCTCCGTGGCTATACGGTTAATCGTCTAATCATGGACGAGTTGCGCGAGCACGAAACACGGGATGCATTCGCGGCCGCGGAACCGACGACGAGGGCTGTAGAAGACAGCCAAATATGGATGATCAGTAATGCGGGGAGCGACAAGAGCGAAGTCCTCAACCAGGTACGCGCCGAAGCTATCGCTGGGGTGGATGAGGGTCTCGGGATCTTCGAATGGTCAGCACCGGACGGCGCGGCCCCAACGGATTTAGAGGCGCTGGCGATGGCTAATCCTTCGTTAGGTCATCGCATGAAGATCGAGTCACTCATAGGGCTGGCAACGAGGGCAGAGTTGGCCGGCGGTAATGACTTGGCTGTCTTCCTGACTGAAACCCACTGTCGTCATGTGCCGATGATGGACCCGGCGATCGACGCTAGCGACTGGCTGGCCTGTCTCGACCCGTCCACCCTCGACGGCGTCAGGGGCCGGATTGCGCTGTGCATGGACGTCTCTCCCGACCTGAACCACGCGACGCTGTACGCGGCCGGCCTGCTCGAGGACGGGCGCGCGCGCGTCGAACCCGTGGCGGCCTGGTCGGGGCGGGGCTGCACGGAGACGCTGCGCGGTGAATTGCCAGGGCTGGTGGCGAAGGTTAAGCCGGCGAAGTTTGGCTGGTTCCCATCGGGGCCGGCGGCTGCGCTGGCAGCCGACCTGAAAGAGCACCCAGGCTGGCCGCCGGCGGGCGTTGATCTCGAGGACATACGCGCCGACGTGGCAGCGGTCTGCATGGGGTTCGCCGAGCAGGTTACGGCGGCGAAGGTCGCGCACTCAGGCGACCCGCTGCTGGACGCGCATATCGCCGGCGCCGAGAAGCTGACGCACGGAGACGGCTGGCGGTTCAGCCGTAAGGGCGCCGGCCACGTTGACGCGCTGTACGCCGCCGCCGGCGCCGTTCACCTGGCGCGTACTCTGGTATCTAAGCCGGTGGGGGTGTTCTTCGCATGATCTTTATACCAAGCGGCGGCGGCGATGGGTTCGGCGATTCGCTGAAGGATATTCTCTTGGGCCTTCTGATCGTCGTACCAATTAGCCTGTTCATAGCAGGTTTGATATATGCCGTCGTAATTCTGGCATTTCTTGGCTTAGAGGCCATAACGACATGAAGCTCGACGCTGAAGACCGGACGCTGCTGGCACAGGGGCTGATCCTGCTCACCGCCGGCGCGACGCTGCTTATAACGGCCGCGGTATCACTGGGAGTCGCCGTGCGACTGTTCGAGATTGCGAAGGGTTGAGATGGGCCTGATTGCAAGCACCTTCCGTAGCTTAACCGCCGTCAAGGCGCCGTCGTTCCACCAGGTCCCGACCTGGCAGTCTGGCATACCGCAGCCGATGTCGCTCAACTACGAAGCGTTCGCCCGTGAAGGCTACAGCGGCAACGAGATCGTGTTCGCGGCCATCGAGGAGATCTCATCCTCGGCGTCGGAGCCGCGAATGCACGTCCGCAAGGGCAAGGAATGGCAACGCGAAGGGCCGTTGATCGTCCTGATTGACCGCCCGAACCCGTTTATGGACCGTTACGCCTTCTGGGCCACGGTCCTGATGTACTACCACATCGCCGGCAACGCTTACGCGCTCAAGGTTCGCTCTCGGGCCGGCAAGGTGGTCGAGTTGTGGCTGCTGCGCCCCGACCGCGTGAGAATTGTGCCGGACGCTACCAATTTCATCGCCCGCTACGACTACATGATCGGCGGCGGGGTGTCCGTCCCGCTTGCCGCCACCGACGTCATCCACTGGAAGAAGCGCAACCCGCTAAACGACTACTACGGCATGTCGCCGCTAACGGTCATCGCCTCGCGTATCGACACCGACAACTACATGCGCGAGTTCATTAAGAGCTACTTCCTCAACGCCGGCGTACCCGGAGGCATCCTCAGCGTCAAGCAGGAACTATCGCAGGACGCCAAAGACGCTATCCGCGACCGCTTCCGAGGCACCTTCGCCGGCCCGCGCGGCTGGCACGAGTTACTGGTGCTGGACAACGCCGAGGCGACGTTCACCGCGACCACGGCTCAGATGGGGCAGCGTGGGCTGGTGGTGCCGGAGCTCGACGAGATCAACGAGGCGCGGCTGGCGATGCCCTTTGGCGTGCCGCTGAGCATCATCGGCGCCCGCCTGGGCATGTCCTCGAGCAGCTACGGCAACCGTGTCAGCGACCGTGAGGGCTTCTGGGACGAGACTCTAAGCCCCCTATACAAGGAACTTGCCGGACCCATGAACCTATCGCTGGTGCCTGAGTTTACGGGTGTTGACGAGATCGCCTTCGACCTCAGCGACGTGCGCGCGTTGCAGGAAGACGTCGATAAGGTCCACACACGGGTGCTCAAGGACGTCGAGGGCGGCCTGATGTCGTTCGAAGAGGGCCGTTTAGCGCTCGGCCTGCCGCCGATCCCGCCAAACGGCCACCGTCTGTTCGTGCCGACGCAGGTGCTGGTTACGCCGGTCGAGGACCTGGGAGAGCAGCCGGAGATGGACCCGACAATGCCTCCACCGGAGCCTGTGGCGAGTCGAAATGGGGCGCACCCATGAGCGACAAGGACTTTACCTGTCAAAAGTGCGGTAGGCGTCTGCCGGTCGTGCGGCTCCAGGGCGCGGCGACGATCATCTGTCGCTACTGCAAGGAGCGCACGGCTATAGAGGTGAAGCCGACGCCTTCTTTCCGTGAATCAGTGGCGATGAAAGCCTAGTTGACAGGCGTGTTATGCGTTCTATAGATTAGGCTCATAACTATTTAGCGGCCCGCCCATTTGAGGCTTAGTGCGGCCCTTCGGAAACGGAGGGCCTCTTTTTTGGATCTCCAACACAAGGCATTCGAGATCAAGGCGCTCTCGGCTGAGGGCGAGTTCTCGGCGGTCATCTCCACCGACGCCGTCGATCGAGACGGTGAAATCGTCGCCAGGGAAGCCTTTACAGGCTCAGTCGGCAAGACGATCCCCCTGATTCAGTCCCACGACTGGGGTTCTCGCCCGGTAGGTAAGGGCGTCATCGGCCAGAACGCCGCTGGCACAACCCTCACCGGGTCCTTCTTCATGGACACCGCCGGCGGCGTCGAAGCCTACAAAACGGCTAAAAACATGGCCGATTTGCAGGAGTTTTCGGTCGGTTTCATGCCGGTGAAGGCCGACATGGTGCTCGTGGACGGCAAAAACGTCCGCAAAATCACCGATCTGGAGCTTTTCGAGGCGTCTCTAGTGCTCGTGGGCGCGTCCCGCGGGACCAAGCTGATCGGCATCAAGACGGCCGAAGAAGGCGCCCTCACCCTCGAAAAGGCCCTCGAAATCGTCCTAGAGGCGTCCAAGGCCGACCCAATACTGCTACACGGCGTCTCAAAGAGCCTGCACGAAGCCC